TTTCCATGATAGGTCATCTGCAATATCATATAGGACAGCAGACTCTTTGATCTCGCTCTTACGAAGTACACGACCAATGGACTGCAGGTTCTTGATACGTGATTTAGACGGAGATGAGAATATGACGTTGTACAAGTTCCGTATATTAACACCGGTAGAGAATACGCCGGATGATGCTACGATGATGGCATCTTTCTCAGTCTCAACGATCTTACGAATGAACTCTCGATCATCGGCTTCAGTCTTTCCGGACACATAATATATATGACGATCCCCAGCCGCAGTTTTGATCATGTCGTACAGGACATCACCGTGTTTCTCTACGTACTGGAAGAGGATCAGCGTATTGCCTTTAAGGGACAGGGCAAGATTCTTGATGAACTTATTACGTGCATCATTGCGTACGATATAGTCGATCTCCTCTTGGTACGACTTCTTGATGATCTCCTTTCGAACTTCATCAGGATAACTCAGTACGATACACTTGATCTCAAAGTCAGCGAGGTGCTTCTGTTCGATCAACTCAGCGGTCGTAGTGACCTTCCTGACTGCCCCGAACACACCCTCGAGGACAAGCTTATTGGTCTGAGTTCCATCCAATGTACCGGTGAATCCGAATCGATATTTGCAACTTGTCATCTTGCCCATGATAGAGGTCAATGACTTGGCCTTGAACAGATGGGCTTCATCTCCGATGACCATATCAAACTGATCGAACCAAGCCTTTGGCATCTTATAGATGGATTGCCATGTGGATATAGTGATCTGCTCACCGGTGTCCTTAGAGACGCCCGCAGTGATCTTGTGGCAATCGTCTGGGTGTCCATAGTCTTTAAAGTCGGAAGACATCTGGTGCACCAGGGACACCGTGGGGACGATCAGCAGTGTCCTAAGGTTATAGTACCGTGCTATCAGGTAGATGATCAGTGACTTACCAGAGGCCGTGGGTGACAACAGGAGAGCCCGGTTGCTACGTACGGCATGGGTGAATGCCTCTAGCTGGTAGTCTCTGACCTCGTAAGGTAATCCCAACGTCAGGCTAAAATCCTTGGCCTCTTTCAGAGAGAACTCGACGTTGGCAAAGTCACCATCATATTCTATGTCATACTCACGCTCCTTGGCAAAGTTTTCTATGTAGGGAATCAACCCCGCATAGATCAATCCGGTCATCACATTGAGAAGACGGATCTTTCCATCCCATACCTTGTTACGGTATGCAGGTGAAAACTTTGCACCGGGAACGTTGAACGTGAAGTGATCTGAGATCTCATGAAGAAGACCGGCATCTGCCCTCAGTTTGATATACACTTCATCGTATTTTTGTATAACTATAGTCTCTGTCATCACGCTCCAACTTGGAATTTAGCCCATTCGATACCGGATTTAATATTGAATCCTCTACCGACGAACGTCTTAATAATAGAGTCCAGAAGGGCTACCTTCTCGGACTGCATGGATAGTTTTAGTTTTTGATCGCTGAGGATCTTATCGGCATCCAAATACCGTGGAATCTCACTCTTGATGATCGATCGTCTACCTAGGTTGGCAAAGTCTTCTAACCATCCGTGTTCCTTCAATGTATCATCATCGATGGCACCAGAGTAGAAATCATACCTCAATGCCTGTAGCTGTTTGATATCGGCCTCGAGCTTGATCAATCGTAGCTTCTCATTGACGTAGAATCGATAATATTTATTGTGTAAGGCTGGGATAGATATTGCCTCTTTACCTAATTCGGTCTTATCGATCTTAGAGTCTTTATCCCAATGTTCGAAGATTTCGTCGATAGTCATAATGTATCCTCATGTTGACTTCCATATAGTACATCATACCACGACTGTCAAATAAAGTACACTTATAATTTCTCGTACGTGTACTGTCTGTAACTAAATTCGACGTCGGCCGTGACGAATTCATGAGAATCCAGAGTATAATCGAACTTAAACCCTGATAGATTGGTAGGGAACATATCGATGAATGTGAATCGAATCTTGGCTTTACCCTCAGAATCCAACACGGTGAGTGTCCCATCGACCTGTGGACCATCACCAGATCCCGGTAGTGCATTGGCCAGAGCTTGGTACTGCTCATAGTTAGTCGGCTTACCGAGACCTTGGATCCATTCAAAGATCTCAAGGTAGTCGGTCATATACTCGTCGACCTTGAATGACACGTTGATCTTATCGAATGTCATGTGCTCACCGGGAATCACTAACCGTTGAAACGGGTTAGGCATGCCCTGCGTCTCACCCATGGTGACGGACGGAAAGTTTACGGTCTGCACGAATTCAGTGAACGTCGGTAGCTTCTTGATCTGAAAGCTAAAGCGTAACGGGGATAGAAAGTTTTTATCGGTCATACTAAAATACCTGTGTACATTAATTCCATTCTATTTATAATGAGAATATAAGCTATGGAGAACGAAATTGGCTTTTAAACACAAAGATCGTAAGGCACATGCATTTCCCGGCATCAACTTCAAGGGGCATCTCCTAGAAGGTATGAGCTGGCCGATGCGTGGTTCTAAGTGTGACTACGACGTCACGTTGACCAATAAGGGATTCAAGTGTGAGTGTGACGGATTCTACTATTATGGTAAGTGTCGTCACATCACGGCCGTCGGTCAAAAAATGGCTGCATAACTAAAATAGTTGTGTACTTTAATTTGTTTTAGTTTATTATAATAATATAAGCTGACAACAAGGAAATCGATCATGGCTTTTGCCACTCTTAAATTTAGTGATAATCTAGCTGGCTACTTCGTCGAGCGTGACTATGGCATGCCATTCGAATATGCAATGAACACTGAGACAGTCCTCATGCCAGATCTCAGCACCGGTAAGAACATAGTTTATCCACATATCGTATTTTGTGGTCCTCGAGGTGATCAGATGCGTATGGCTCTAGTTAAGAAGACTGTGGCCTATGTAGTTGTCGATGAGCGTGACGGTAAGTTTCAGATTGAAAAATGGCGTATCACTGCAGGTCGCGTCTATCAAAAATAGTTGTCCTTAATTAATAATTTGGAGAGTAAAAATGTCTAAGTCCTATCGTAAGCTAACGATTAAGCTCGCACCTGATGGTCGTTACGATGTTTATGAAGGGTTCGAAATAGTCGCTGAGAACTTTGAATCTCTTACTTTTGCCCAAAACTGGGTTGATTATATTTTTTATGGAAAGGATTGAACATGGGTAAGATTGCTTATATCGTTACAGAGACCAATGGTCACATAAACTTCTTTTCAGAAGATCAAGGTGTTCCTAGTTGGATGGTTAATGATCCGTATTTTACGGTCAAGAGGATCGTTTATTTTGAAGTGGAGAATGTTAATGATTAATCATATTAGAGCTATGCTACTATTTGCAGCAATCATCTCAGTTATTGTCGGCGTTTTTTTGCTTGCGCTTTACTTTCCTGTTGGACTCCTCGTTGTACTGCTAATTTTAATCGTTGTACTGCTGTTAAAATTAGCAGTATTTTTGTATGATCTGTGTCTTTTGATTGTGAGGAAATAAGATGGGATATACAGTAGAAGTTGAACTTGACGATTTTGATGATTACGATATCTTAGATGCTGCCAAAGATATTATCGATTGTACCTATTTCAAAGATGGCAGCGAAACAGAAACTCTGATAAGAGAGATTTATGATATTCTTATCAAAAAGTATGAGAATTTAGAAGAATTAGAGAGCGATGATTTGTTTGTTCCGCCATCGACTGCTACTAAAATTAAACACGAAAAGCAGCTAAAAAATTATGTCGAGGAATCAAAAGATTTTAAGTTTTATACAAAATAAGTGTGTACTTTAATTGTAAACGGTATATATTAAGAATATAGGGAAATCTGTCCCGCTTTGAAATGGAAAATGAAAATGATTAAGCTTTACCAAATTCGCCTCACCGATCAAGAAGTTAACATGGTCAATGGCGACTGTGGTTATACTCCTCGCATCAAGGCTTACTTCGATCGTATGTTCGATTCAACCTTCAAGGCTGAGAACTTTCAGTACTACGACCACGTAGCTAACATCAAAACGCAAGATTTTGAAACGGCATTCGAGCTTACCAATAAGTGGAACGATCCTTCTAGAGTTGAAAAGCTCGGTCGTTGCTCTTCGATGTCGGTTGGTGATATTCTAGAAGATGATGATGGTAAGCTCTACCGTTGCGCTTTGTTCGGCTTTGATGCTTTGGGGGTTTAATTATGACTTTTGATGAATGGTTTGACAAAAACTATCCTTTTGGATTTACTACGGACCAGCGGATCCTTGGCGAACAACTTGCTCGTAAGGCATGGGAAGCTGGGTTTCAAGCTGGACAAGATGCTGCCGAAGATGAAATTGAACGATATCAAGCTGAAATTGAAGAATGTCGTCAAGATAAAGTTTGGAGTAAAATACATAATGACTAAGATCGTATATAATGCTTGTTATGGTGGGTTCCGTCTCTCTGATGAAGCTATACGTCGTTATGCAGAGATTAAGGGTATTGCCCTGTATACCAATGAGCAGTTTGGAATGACCAGCTATTATCTCTGTCCTCATGATGAGTGGGAGCGTATCTATACCGAAGAAAGTGTTGCTCCTGTTAGTCCAGATCGTTACGCTCGATCAAACGCACTGTGTTTTAACCATCACGATGTTGATCGGGCTGATCCTATTTTGGCTCAGGTTGTAGAGGAACTCGGCAAGAAAGCCAATGGCGATTATGCAGAGTTGTATATCGCTGAAGTTCCAGCAGGAACCAAATATCGGATCGACGAATATGACGGTCTAGAGTCTGTTATGACCATCGATGATTATGATTGGAAAGTTGCATAATATCAAAAATAAGTGTGTACTTTAATTGTAAACGGTATATATTAGGATTATGAACAAAACATTCAATGTCGACTACTTCTTCAAGCGCAAGGGCGCTGGCGGACGTGGTTCTAGGACTCAAGCTCAAGGCAGTTCTATGATCAACCTTGGTACCTCGACTTCGGACTTTGCTGTTGTCGAGATGCTCAAGAGGCGTCATCAGGACTGTGAAATTGAAATCATGTCAATAAGGTGGAACTAATGCTTAGCAGTGTAGAACTTCAATGCCTTCAAGTTTTCATCAACGAGTTGAACCTGATCAATGCTCAAATTGGAGATGATCCGCATTCGAATTTTGAAGGTTGGCAGGAGCTATACGCCACCAAGTCATACCTTGAGAAGCGTATCGCAACAATTCAGTCTCACAGAATAACAGGAGAATAATATGGAAAAGCAAGTTACAACGTCATATGCAATTGCGTATTTGATGTTAGCTATAGGTGTTTTTATCGCAATGCCTATTATTTCAATTTTAGCATGGAACATCCTTTTTGGATCGGTATTGATGATCCCTGTTACTTTTGCAACATGGGCTGCAGCAATGTTCCTAGGTATTTTTGTGCGGGGTATACCTAAAGTTATACAAAAAGAAAAATAGTTGTGTACTTTAATTAAAGACTGATATATATTAAGACTATAGGGGATTTGCCCCAGCTGAAAAGGAAAAAATGGTTATGAATTTTGGTTCGTTTGAAGTTCGTGTATTTAATTCGCAAGAAGATTTTTTGACTTCGACATATGAATACTCTAGAGTTCTGAGCCGATGTGCTACAGAGGAACATGCTTCTCAGGAAGTTAACTACTGGGAATCAATGGGTATTCCTGAGCGGATGTTGTTCTATGTAAATCGTGATGATTGCAGGATAATTTTCAATAACTAAATTATGGGCGGATAGCTCAATTGGTCAGAGCCACCCGCTCATAACGGGTCGGTTGGGGGTTCGAGTCCCTCTCCGCCTACCAAACTTATTAGATGAATACATTGGTGTCTATCTGTGTCCAAGAAGATAGTGTAAAGTGAGTGACACCCACCCAGTGTGTTCTTCTAATAAGTTTGTATCTTGTCTGGTCTATTGATGCAGGGTAGCGTGTACAGACGTGTGCACTAGTCGAGCACAACTAGCGAGGGACGTGTTCTAAGATAACTGACTATTCGCCAATGCAAGGGAAGCACCCTGAGCATAAATAGGTCAGCATCAATAGTCCAGACAAGATATTTGTGGTAAGTAAAGCCAGCACGTCGGAACAATAGGTCGCAACTATATTCTTAGCACGACTGGATGGTATGAATAAGACCATAAAAGGAGCATGGGAGACAGCAACAAGGTTTTGCAGTCGGATACCGCACCTGCCACTTCAATGTTCGATCTAGATACCGCCGATGTAGTCGGGGTCATCAATCGTAATTCTAGAGGACATTCGGATCAAAGATGTGCGATCCAGCTAATTTAAGGATATATTATGAAAAGAATTATGCTACTTGGTTCTGGTGAACTCGGTAAGGAATTTGTAATTTCTGCCAAGCGCCTTGGCTATTATGTCATTGCCTGTGATAATTATCTTAATGCACCCGCTATGCAAGTGGCTGACATATATTCAGTGTTTAACATGCTTGATCCTGAATCTTTGCGATATGAAATTGATTTTTTTAAACCTGATATTATTGTTCCTGAGATTGAAGCTATCGCTACCGAAGTTCTTTATGAATATGAGGCGAATGGAATTCAAGTAGTACCGTCTGCTCGAGCAGTTAATCTTACTATGAACCGTGATAAGATTCGTGATCGTGCTGCCGAACTAGGTCTTGAAACAGCTAAGTATGCTTATGCAGAAAGTCTTGATGAGTATATTGCTGCTGTTGCAACCATCGGTCTTCCTTGTGTCGTGAAGCCTGTCATGTCATCTTCTGGTAAGGGCCAATCGATCGTCCGACCTGGTGATGACATCTTAGATGCTTATCAATATGCTCTAAGCAATATGCGTGGTGATCGAAATAAGGTCATCGTCGAAGAGTTCATTGCATTCGATTCTGAGATCACACTGCTGACCATCAAGCAAAAGGATGGTCCTACGATGTTCTGTGAACCTATCGGACATGTCCAAGAGCGTGGTGACTACCAGTATTCTTGGCAACCATATATGCAGAATAACTTCTTGAGAGAGATCATCACTAAGACAGCACAGGACATGGCTAAGATCATCACTGATGATTTAGGTGGCGCTGGCCTATTTGGTGTAGAGTTCTTCCTTGTAGAACCACCAGCAGACTCTAAGGATAATGTTCGGGTAATATTCTCTGAGTTATCTCCACGACCTCATGACACCGGCATGGTAACGTTACGCAGTCAGCGGTTCTCTGAGTTTGATCTGCACCTCCGTGCTATCATGGGACTTCCTATCAGGCAAGAGCATATAGCACACACTGAAGGTGCATCTGCTGTTATTCTTTGTGAAGTCGACGAGACTTTTGTACCAAAATATGAAGGCATCGAAGAAGCTATGTCTTATCCTTCAATAGATGTTCGTATCTTTGGTAAGGAAACTACCAGACTTAATCGCCGAATGGGTGTTGTGCTTGGCGATGATTTAGCAATAACTCAACACGCCGCATCTAAAATTAAAATTGTATAGGAGATATAATATGAGTACTATTAATACTCTTGGCTCGAAATCTTTAGCCATTGAAACTGATGAAGAAAGTTGGTGGAATCGTCCTAAAACTGTCGTTCCATCCGCAGAATTTCATGTACGAGAATATGACATTGAAGCAGATAAGACTAATCCAAATCCTTATAAGTGGGTTGTGAAGAATTCTTTTGATTATTTTGCTGGAAAGCGTGCCGTGCTATTCTCACTTCCTGGAGCATTCACGCCGACTTGTTCGACGATGCAACTTCCTGGATTTGAAGAAAAGTATGATGAGTTTAAGGCTCTTGGTATTGATGAGATTTATTGTATCTCGGTCAATGATTCTTTCGTTATGAACGTATGGGCTAAGTCACAAAACCTTAAGAACGTCAAGGTTATTCCTGATGGTTCTTCTGATTTTACAAGTCGTATGAATATGGCTGTAGACAAGGACAATCTTGGATTTGGTGTTCGTTCTTGGCGATATGCTATGGTCGTCAATAATGGTAAGATTGAACAGATGTTCGTTGAGCCAGGAAAGAGGGACAATGCAAAGGATGATCCTTATGGAGAAACTTCTCCAGATAATATCTTAGCTTGGCTTAAGCAGAATAATAAATAACAATACCAGCCCCGTTAGCTCATCTGGTAGAGCGCCTGCCTTGTAAGCAGGAGGCAGTTCGTTCGAGTCGGACACGGGGCACCATTAACCAGGGAATATCTTATGAACATCTTTAAGAAGCTAGTTACTTGGGTACGCAATTTCTTTGCGCCGCCTCCTCCAGCCCCACCTGTAGAACTACCTAAGCGCACACGCAAGCCACGTACTGGCGGTTCTACATCAACTTCTATCAAGCAGAAATAATTCTCATGCAAACTGAAAAAGTTCTCACCCTGATCATCCCGGCGACTATCGGATATGTCGCATTGTTAACTTTATCTGTTGTTATGTACTTTTTTGGCTAATCTATTTTTTATAATATGAAAGGAATGACTATGATTACACGAGCTGTTATGTATACCAAGCGTAATTGCAAATATTGCACGGATGCTATGGTCGAATTACACAATCACAATATTCCAGTCCAACAACTTGTAGTTGGTTATGGAGTGACTACAGAAGAGTTAATGCAGAAGGTACCTGATGCAACTACTGTTCCACAAATCTTTGTATATGATGAAGACAACGTTGAAACTTATGTCGGTGGTTATACCGAATTAGTGGCCTTTTTACAGGATTAAATCATGACGACCTACTTGAATACCATGTTGCACGAAGGTAAGTGCGAGATCACATTCACTAAAATAGATG